GCCTGAGCGTGCGTTTGCAGCTTTAGCATCGCGAATCATACTAACAAGCGCGGCATATGTCATGTTGTTAGCCGATCCAGATCCAAGGCTAAGCACGTTAACTCCTGAGTAGTTCAGGATACCGGTAGGCTGGTTAGATGCGCCGGTGCCAGCCAGTACGGCATGGTCAACGGTCAACTCATAGCGGCGAGTGATGATGTTGCGCAGATGTTGCTCAAGAACAAATGAGCTTTGCAGCATCATTTGGCTTGTTACATCCACGTACATGCCGGTACGCTTAGGGCTTACTTTGATGTTATCATAAGTAGGCACAGACTCATCTACGTTGCTGGTTTCAGTTTCCCATGAAAAACCTACATCAGCGCTTTGACGCGGCCATTGTACATCGCCACGCAAGCCGGTCATAATGGTGATTCCAAGCTGAGAAACTACAGGAGTAGGATTTAGTACAGGAATAAGGCCCATCAAATCGGTAGCAACCACGTCTGTACCTTCGGTGCCTACATTCAAGGCTGCTTTTTGCTTGCCGATTTTAATGAACTTGGAAGGAACGGCAATGTTACCGCCAATTGATACGCCGCTTTCTTTTGCTTCGCGTACAGCCTCCTGATACATCTCATGCTCAACGCCATCTTGAGTGTAGCGATCTTTTTTCGAAACAAGACCCTGCATCTGCTTGGCAAATGAATACTGCTTTGCAATGCTGTTCATTTCACGCACTTCTGCGGAATTGTCTTGTACAGCGCCTACAGCAGATGCTGCGCTAGCTGCTTGACGCTTAACAATCTCAGCAGCGCGTTTTTCTGCGCGCTCCAGGATTTCGATTTCAGAGTCCAAGGATGCAATCTGCTTATCCAATCCGTCAAGGCTTTTAACCTCTTCGGCGGAAAGCGACTTTTCCTTAGCCTTGTTTGCGAGTACAGCGTATGCGTCCTCAAGGGTCACACGCTCCTCGCGCTTTGACTTCAGATTGTCCATTTTCTATTGGTTTTAATTTGATTCAAACGATTCAGGTAAAAATCTGCCTTTTGATCGGCCAGACTGCTTTCCAATTCTTCAGTTACCATTTTGCCTTTGTTTTCAACAAGGTCAAGAACCTGCTGAACGGTCAATTTTTTAAGGTCTGAAGAATCAATTTCGGGCAAAAAGTCAAGTACGTATTTGACGGCGTCCATTGCTTTGTCAATGCTCAATTTGACTGCATCCTGGTTCATTGGGATATTGACAACTGACCATTCAAGCAATTCCTGACCATCATAATAGTAAATGCCCTTTTCATGCCGGCCATTACCCACAGGCAAAATGCCTACAGATGCCGCATTAAGTGACCCAAAAACAAGTTTTTTCAAAATCTTTTCAGCAATTGGGTTTATGTCAGCCGGCTCAAATTCTGCCTCAGCAACAATTACCTTTTTGCCGCTAAACATATCAACCACAACTTCCGATTTACCAATGACCATATCAGGATTAGGATCGCTGAAATGATTGCCGTGGATGGCGTGTTGGTATCCAACAATTGGATTTGATTTGTAATTATCAAATGACCAGTTATCCATATTGATAACTTCGCGGCCCCGGTCTTTACTTCCGGTGCTGATGATAAATTTCATTTTCCGCGTCTCAAGAACCGTATTTGGGTCAAATGACTTGGAAAGAATGTTTGCTTGTATATTTTTAGTCATTGCTTTCAGTTAAAACGATATTTTGCCTTTGCTTGCTCAAGTGCTTTGCGGTAGGCCATTTGATAGCTTTCGCTTTCTTCTTCGGCTGTTGATTCATTTGATTCGCTTTCTGGATCAACTTTGCTTTCATAGAATTCGCGCAGCATATCAACAGGAACCATTGCGCCCTGCACAGTGTAAATATCTCCGCTATCGTAGCCGTTCAAATCTTCACGTTCACGAATTTCATTGGCATTGATTGCGCCAATGTTGCGCATAGCTGTATAAAACTGAGACCGCGCAGCAGTATCACCACGCAGCAGGCCGTTTAGGTTAAATTTTACATACGTATTCGATTTTTCACGCTCGCTAAACAGCTTCATGTTGCATTCCTGTTCAATGATGCGAACCATTGGGGTAATGGTATGCTTTGCGAACAGCAAATCGGATTGTTCTGCGTTTACAAATGTGGCGCGCTCGTAATCCTGCGCAAATACCGGAGGAATACGGTAAATGGCATATATTTTTCTATCCGTCAGACGCTCTTGTTCGATGAATTGCGCATCGCCAGGTGCAAGCATAATGGGGGTAAATTCCCACTTGCCGGACATAATAGGCGTGCGGCCCATTTCTAAATCAGTTTTCCAAGCCTTTTGATTTTCGGCTCGTTGCTCCGGAGTCATTGTGCCTTGATAGCTTAATATGCCCGGAGGCTTTTGGCCAATGGACATGGCTGAATACTTTTCAGCCTTGATGCTTTTGCCCATTGTAATGGCATTTTGCCGAATAGGGCTTACGCCATTAATTCCATCCAAAGACCACCACCGGAAATGCAATACATCACGCGCAGGATAAACCATGCCATTAATGTTATAATATGCGTTTCCATTGATGATGTTAATGCTTTCACATTCCCAAGGCTTCAATAAATCCAGGGAGCTAACTGCTCCCCGGCCGCTGCGGTTTATACCGATATAACTATTGCCCCAGCTATCGGCATGAATCATGGCCGTCATAAACATGTTGGCCGATGTCATGTAGCTGTTCGGTTGATGCGCAAGCGGATAGTAGGCCGGATGGTCTGTCAATGATTGCTTTCCATTCGGAGTATCTTTGTATACGCCAATAGGCAATGCGCCCAAAGTTTGACTGCGTACATTGATGCAGGTATATACCGTTGCAAGTCCATGCGCACGGCTTTCTGATACCGCTTCTTCGCTAAAATTATCGTTAAAACCTACCAAACGCGCCCATGCATCTGATCCTTTGAGGTTGTATGGGTTGCCTGTGGACTTGGTAGAAAAGTCCCAGACGTATTTTTCAAACAGATTTTGAAAAAATGGCTTGCTCAAATGCGGTATTTAGCAAACAAAAAAACGATTAAATTTGCATAGGGCTTTTAACCAAAATAAAAATGAAAGACCTGCATACTTGGTTTCAAGAAAAGTTTGACAAACAGCTTAAAAACAGCCGCACTCGAACGGAGGCATTTGAGCGCGCAATTGAGGATGCAGGATTTGATGCGTATAGTAGTTATACATCGTTTAGCGCTCGTAGAATAGCTAAGCAAAAAAGCAAAAAACGCTAATTACCAACTTTCCAATAGTCCGTCATCCTCTTTTATTCCGCTGCTTATTGTCTTCCATTGAGCAATTGCCTGAATTGCGGCGGCTATTCCTGAGTTCATACCCTGCATTTTTTGTATTCTGACCTCGCCATCTTTACTGCGGGCAATCTGTGTATTTAGATTTTGCCATGCCAATACCGGATTATTTAAATGATCTATTTCTCCGGCCGTTAGCATTTCTTCCCAAGCCTTAGTTGGCAGACTTTGGGTCCGGTATCCTTGGCTAATTGGGTTACAACTGACATTTGCACGTATCAAAGCCTGCACAACATCATGGGTAGACAGGGTAAGATTGAATGCAATACTATGCAGATTAAATCGACTGATGAACTCATAAACCTTGCCATAGGCCCAGTCGTTATCGATTACGTTTCCATCACAAACCTGCAGAAAACCGCCTTCTGCCCATGATTCGTAATCAATTCGTATGTTACTGCTTCGTATTGCATCAAATGGCATCCAAAACAGCGGCAGAACTGCAGCGGATTGCTCACCTACTGCAGGGAAAAATAACACTAAAGCGTTCATATTTAGACCGCTAGACATCTCCAAACCGCCAAAGCACTCACGTCCGTATAGTTTTTCAATGGCAGTTCCGTGGCTGTTTTTTACCCATATATCGTTGGTAATCCATACTTCTGGGGTTTCGCACCATTCATTAAAATTCAAAGTGCGCACGTCAACCATTTTAGATCCGCCTTCATTTTTTGCTGCCGCCAACCTGGAACGCAAAAATTCAGGAAAAACGCTGATTCCTAAGTTAGGATTACATTTTTGCCAATTGTTTTCATCCGTGATGTCATCGCCCTTATCCATCTCAAAAATTATGGGCAAATAGTTATCATCCTTTGCAACGCCTTCCAATACCTCAATGCCGGTCTTTCGCAATTGCAAATAACATGGGCCGTTTTTCTTAAATCCTGCGGTTGTAATGCAAAATATCAATGGCTCTTGACGTGCTGCCTGCCCGGATTCCAAAGCGTTTAGTAAGGCATCCGTGTCAGCCATTGCGTATTCATCAATTACCCCCAATGATGGGTTAAATCCATGCTTGCCTCCAGCTGCCGCGCTTGTAGTGTTGCTTGTTTCTTTTGATAGGGGTTTGATAAAGCCATCCCGGCCTTTATGCACTACGTTTACAATGTTCTCCTTATACTTGAACAGGTTAACTTCGCCATCTTCAACGTAGCTATAAAGCATAGGCGATTGCTCAATAAGTTTACCTGATATATTAACGCAGATTTTAGCCTGATCCTCATTGTTTGCACCTACAAAAACCTTGGGTGTTTGTACCCGGTCATCAGCAAACAAATGATAATTATTTAAAACGCCGGCAATTGTTGTTTTGCCGTTCTTTTTAGCCACCTGCACATATACCCTGCGGTATCTACGCAATCCGGTTTCCTTATAATACCAACCATAGATTTGCTGAAATACAAATGCCATCCACGGCATAATGGTTACCGGCTCACCGCGCCATTTGTCTTCCCATAAACAGCAGTATTTTTCGGCAAAGTTTACAATGCGATTGGCTTGCTTTTCGTCAAAATATAAATCAGGCCGTTGAAGGTCTTCTGTAAACCGCTTTGCAGCAAGTTTTATTAGCCTGCCGGTCAAATGTGCATTGGCAGGATTTAATACCCATTTTGCGTAATCGTGCGCCCGGCTCAATCAAGTACAAATTGCTTTACCGCCCCTTTTCTGCCTCCTGTTTTTAGCTTGCCTCGGCTTAGCGGAGTCATGCCAAAATGCTTACCAATTTCAACTGCTGCCATTAGCGCTTTTTTACTCATGGATTCGTAGGGATGAACAATCAAATAACCGCTTGGCGCTTTGGCTATTCTTCCGGCCTCTTTTAGTTCTTTTTCAAAGTACAAATACTTGCCCCATTCATTGCAATAAGCGTAAAGCATACTTTGGTCAATTTCGGTCAGCGTATTCGTTTCAACGTAAATACTGCATACCCTGTTCCATTCAGCCAATCCGTAATCATTTAAATCACCTGGAGGGCTTGGAATCAGTCCGTCAGCCCTAAAACGCTGTAAATTGCTCATTTTCGCGGTTTTAATTTGATTACCCATATGTCAAAAATCGGCGGGAAACTAATTACCGGCGG